CAACAGCCGGTAGCTTTATACGCTGGAGTTGGTGGTGATATAACTTTAACACTGCTAAGCGATTCAACTGAAGTTAAATTCGCAGGTGTAGTAGCGGGAACGTTTTTAGATGTACTATGTACTAGCGTTAATCTTGAAGCAGCTGGAACTCCAGCATCAGGATTGCTAGCTATTAGATAAAAATAACAATAATAGTAATAATAATAATCAATTAAATTAAATTAAATGAAAAAAGTAGAAGACACAAAAAAAATTACAGACGAACAGTTAGAAGTAATTACAAAACATCAAAAAGACTTAAATAAGTCTTTGACTAATATTGGTTTTTTAGAAACTCAAAAGCATCAACTATTACATGAATATGCTGGAATTGTAGATGACATTGAAAAGTACAAAAAAGAATTAGAAGATGTTTACGGAGCTATCAATATTAATATTGAAGACGGAACGTATACTGAAATTGAAAAAGAGTAATGTTAGGTTCTACTAAAATTATAAGAAAAATAAGTATAGGTTCTGATTATAAAAACGAAGCTATGCATTATGCTGTAGGTCAACAGGTTTACGGTGGTCATATTATTTCTGATATATTGTTTCAGGATGAAGATGATTCTTATAATATATATATAAAAAAGAACAACGAGATTCTTCCTTGGAAGAAATTCAATGACAACATGGCTATATCTGTTGAATACGATTTAGAATATTAATGAATAGTGTTTATCAGTTTATAATTAAACCTATAGGCGAAAGATACAACAACGAGTTAAATATTGGTGATAAAAAACTAATAATTAACTCTAGTATCTCTAGTCATAAGTTTGTTAATAGAGAAGCGGAAATAATAGCCGTACCTTTAGCTTTTGAAACAGAGTTAAAAAAAGGTGATAAAGTTATAGTTCATCATAATATATTTAGAAGATACTATAATCAAAAAGGTAAATCTGTGAACAGCGGTAAGTACTTTAAAGAAGGTATGTACTTTGCTTCTGAAGATCAGATATACATGAAAAAAGTAAATAACGATTGGAGGACTTTAAAGGAATATTGCTTTATCAAGCCAGTTGTTAATAAGAACAGTTCTAGTTTAAGTAAACTTAAAGAATGTGTTGGTATAGTAAAATATGGAAACAACGTCTTAGAAGCTCTTAAAATTAGTGAAGGTGATTTGGTTGGATTTAAAAAAAACAGAGAGTTTGAGTTTTTAATTAACGACCAAGTTTTATACTGTATGGAATCAAATGATATTTTAATTAAATATGAAGATAAAAGAAACGAAACTGAATATAATCCAAGCTGGGCAAATAGCAGTTGAAGAACTTATAAAGGTAGCTAAAGAAAAGATCGTTGACTCAGAAGATGATATTTCTGCTGACAGACTTAAAAACGCTGCCGCCACAAAGAAACTTGCTATATTTGATGCTTTTGAAATATTAGCTAGAATAGAGTCAGAAGAAGATCTTTTAAATAATAAACCAAAAAATAGCGCTGCTAAAGCTGAAGAGTTTAAGGGTTTTGCAGAAGGAAGATCTAGATAATGTATAAGCAAGATCTATATCACATAGTAGAAGACCATATAAAGCCAAAAGTTCTAAGTAGAATGAATCGGCTTAAAAAATGGAAATACGGATACAATAAAGAGTATGACGTAGTTGTCATAAGCAAAACAGGACAAATAGGAGAGATATATAGTATACAAAATCTATTAATAGCTCTTCCGTTGGCTGAAAACGTGTACAAGTGTTCTAAGAAAAAAGAAGAACAACGTTGGAAAGTTTTAGAGTATCCATCTGAATTAAATAAAATAAAAACAGTTTATGATTGGAATGAAAGACCAGTCGAGTTTAAAGAAAAATGGTACGAGTATATTAACAAGGAGTTTGTTCGTCGCGAAGAAGGCTATTGGTTCTATAGCAACGGCGTTCCTACTTATATTACTGGTTCTCAGTACATGTACTTGCAGTGGACTAAAATTGACGTGGGGTCAGCAGATTTTCGCGAATCAAACAGGTTATTCTACATATTCTGGGAGGCTTGTAAATCGGACAGTAGGTGTTACGGAATGTGCTATCTTAAGAACAGACGGTCTGGATTTAGTTTCATGGCATCATCCGACACAGTTAACCAAGCAACAATTTCAAGAGATGCTAGGTTTGGAATACTCTCCAAGTCTGGAGCTGATGCTAAGAAAATGTTCACTGATAAAGTTGTACCCATATCAATCAATTACCCTTTCTTTTTTAAACCAATACAGGACGGAATGGAACGTCCAAAGACAGAATTATCATACAAGGTACCTTCGAAAAGACTCACGCGTAATTCAATCAAAGAAACGACGGAAGATTTACAAGCGGGTCTTGACACCACGATCGACTGGAAAAACACGGGGGACAACTCCTATGATGGAGAAAAACTTAAACTCCTTGTCCACGATGAATCGGGTAAATGGGAAAGACCAGACAATATTCTCAACAACTGGAGAGTTACGAAAACAACGTTAAGATTAGGTAGAAAAATAGTAGGTAAGTGTATGATGGGTTCTACTTCAAACGCATTAGACAAAGGTGGATCAAATTTTAAAAAACTATACGAGTCTTCGGACGTCACAAAAAGAAACCGCAACGGACAGACTAGTTCAGGACTATATAGTTTGTTCGTACCTATGGAGTGGAATTACGAAGGATACATTGATTCTTATGGAATACCTGTATTCGACACTCCAAAAAAACCAATAAAAGGTATAGATGGTGAAGATATAGATATAGGAGTTATATCACATTGGGAAAATGAAGTTGATGGCTTGAAAGACGATCAAGATGGATTAAATGAATATTATCGTCAGTTTCCAAGAACAGAGAAACACGCTTTTAGAGATGAAGCTAAGCAATCTTTGTTTAATTTAGGTAAAATATACGAGCAAATAGACTACAATGAAGATCTTCGTAATACTAATGTGGTTACGCAGGGTAATTTTCAATGGGAAGGTGGGATTAAAGATACTAGAGTATTGTTCGTTCCTAATAAAAACGGTAGATTTTTTGTTAGTTGGGTTCCGCCGGTATCACTTCAAAATAGATATAATATAAAGAATAATATAAAATACCCTGGTAATGAGCATTGTGGAGCTTTTGGGTGTGATAGTTATGATATATCAGGTACTGTTGATGGTAAAGGATCGAATGGTTCTTTACACGGATTGACTAAGTTTTCAATGGAAGACGTGCCACCTAATTTGTTTTTCTTAGAATACATAGCTAGACCACAGACGGCAGATATATTTTTTGAAGATGTGTTGATGGCTTTAGTTTTTTACGGTATGCCTATACTAGCAGAAAACAATAAACCTAGACTATTATATTATATGAAAAGAAGAGGTTATAGAGGATACTCAATGAATAGACCTGATAAGGTTATGCATAAGTTATCTGTAACTGAAAGAGAAATAGGTGGAATACCTAACTCAAGCGAAGATATAAAGCAAGCTCACGCAGCTGCAATAGAGGATTATATAGAAAATCACATTGGTTTATTAAATGAAGGATATGGAAACATGTATTTTCAAAGAACGCTAGAAGATTGGGCAAAATTCAATATAAACAATAGAACTAAACATGATGCTTCTATAAGCTCTGGTTTAGCTATGATGGCTTGCAATAAACATAGATACACACCTGTCGCGCAAAGAGTAATATCTAAAGTGTCTTTAGGTTTTAGAAAATATAACAATTCAGGTGAAAATTCAAAAATAATATAATAAATGGTCTACAATACTAATAATAGCATCTTTCCAGATCAGGTGGTACCTGAAGAAGAAAAGAAATCATTTGAATATGGTTTAGCTGTTGGAAACGCTATTGAACAAGAATGGTTTAGAAATAACAGTGGTCAAGATAGGTTTTCCTATAATTTCCAAAACTTTAATAGACTAAGATTATACGCTAGAGGCGAACAACCTGTACAGAAATATAAAGATGAATTATCTAATAATGGTGATTTATCTTATTTGAATTTAGATTGGAAACCAATACCTGTTCTTTCTAAATTTGTAGATATAGTAGTTAATGGTATGACTGAAAAAGGTTACGAAATGAAAGCCTTCGCTTCAGATCCATTTGCTTTAAAACAACGTACTGATTTTGCTGCTAATGCTTTAAGAGACATAGAAAATAAAGAAGCTATAGATAGATTATCTCAAGCTACTGGTCAAAATTTCTATGCTTCTACTGATCCAGAAAACATACCTAGGGATAAAAACGAATTAGACTTAATGCTACAGCTAAACTACAAATTAAGTGTAGAAATAGCTGAAGAAGAAGTGGTTAGTAACGTACTTAAGTATAATAAGTTTGATGAAACTAAAAAAAGACTAGCTTATGACCTTACAGTTTTAGGTATTGCAGCTAGTAAAACTAGCTTTAATCTTTCTGAAGGTATAACAACTCACTATGTAGATCCAGCTAATTTAGTTTATTCAGCTACAGATGATCCTAATTTTGAAGACATATACTATGTTGGAGAAATTAAATCTTTAACTTTACCTGAAATAAAAAGATTATTTCCTAATCTAACCAACGAGGAGTTAGAAATTATACAGAAATATCCAGGTAGACAAAATTATGCTCAAAGTGATTGGCAGGTAAACAATGACACAGAAAAACATCAAGTTTTGTTTTTTGAATATAAAACGTACCAGGATCAAGTATTTAAAATAAAACAAACTGAACAAGGATTAGAAAAAACGCTAGAAAAGCAAGATACGTTTAATCCTCCTCCAAGCGATAACTTTGAAAGAGTTTCAAGATCTATTGAGGTTTTATATACTGGCGCAAAGATATTAGGCATGGGTGACACTATGCTAGAATGGAAACTGTCTGAAAATATGACAAGACCATCTGCCGATACTACAAAAGTTAATATGAACTATTGTATATCAGCACCTAGAATGTATCAAGG